CGTAATTCTTTATAATATTTTGGATGTCTAAACATTTTAGTGTTTACCGTATTTAATAGTTTTTACCATAGGATCCCAGCATTGTCGACAGTCTCTGCATTCATTGTTTTGTTTTGCAGCTGGACACGTCGCGCCAGAGTCAACAACCTCCGAAGAGTGAGACCACGAAACAGGCGCCCGCTGGTTCACCATGGGCGCGCTAAATCGTATGACTAAATTGTTTGGCTTGTCTGACAGGTGTTTCTTAATCCATGCTTCACGGGTCGGTAACCAGTGACGCTTTGAAGGTGTTAACCTGCAGACTTCATAAATTTTTTTAAGATGGTTCAGATCCTGTACGTCTCCACTATCATGCCATCTGAAGACATCCGGCTTTTTACTGTTGATCAGGTGAGCCATTGCTTCGACCCATTGCGGTGACTTGATAGCTGCCAGTCTCCGGTACTGCGCATCCTGCACAACCTTAAATACATAACAACCTTTTAATGCGTAGCAGTCAAAGCAGACGCTGCCTGGAGTCTTCTGAAGCTTGCCGCCTGTCTTGCATTCTTTGGCAGGTAAACCAATTGACCAGCCTGGCATCTTTGACGGTTTACTCAGGCTGCCGCCTATAATTTTTAATGCTGTTTCTGTTTTCATATATCCTATATAATCCTTTATCCTGTATTGTCAAGCTTGAAGCTTGCGGCTTGCGGCCCTGCTAAACTGAACGCCCGAAGGACTTACAACAAGGTGCACGCAGGACCACCTGACCAGCTGTCGCGCAACGTAGCATTCTCAATTACAGCTTCTGCTTGCTGCTACGCCTGTAATCACAACTGATCCCAGGACCAACTGACGCCGGTGTTCATCACACCGGACCTGCAGTCTACTGACAATTGGTCCAGGGATCAGGGGTGCTTAACCTGTTTTTAACAATGCATCCACCACTGATCCCAGGTCCTATCACGCCAGCAACGTACGATTTGCACTTGCAATAGGACCAGGGATCAGTGCTGAGGGTGGCAAACTACCCAGACCATCTCAGCAATACCTTAGTTAGAGGTCTGATCCCAGGTCCATTGATGGTGTACACATCTGGACGCCGAAGCGCACAATGGACCAGGGATCATGCGCAGAGCAAATTAATAACCGGTGTTTCTCTGCGCTTTAATCCTACTTGCTTTTGTAGGTGCAAGTCCCCAGAATATTTATAGTTTTGTTTCAGCGATAAATATTCAAATGAGGCTGAATGTCATATATAATCCTTGACAATCCTTTTGTCAAGTGATAATTTCAAATCATGCAAAAAATAAATACAGAAAGAGGTAGCATGACCAAAGAGAAAAAAATAACACTTAACGCAGAAAAGCGAAAAGTGATTGCTGACCAATTTCAATCTTTTTACGAAGATAAGGTAAAAGATAAATTGGTACAAGCAAAAGAACAATATGACTTGATGAGAGAAAAAGCAAAAGAAAAAATTAATCAAGTTGTAAGGTTTCATCAACCACAGGAAGATGTAGATACAATTAGAAAAATGATACAAAAATACAATAGAGCAGGTGGCGAGTTGTATGAAGATAATTGTTTTTATGTTCAAAGACCAATTAAAAAAGTTGATGATGAGGGTAGAGAGTATGACGCAAATGATGAAGTTCATGTAAGATTTGACATGGGCAGAAAGTTTGCAAGAGCATATTATCGTGATGAATTAAAAGCAAAAGGTTTGAACCCAGATTTTAATTTATCTATTAATGATGACTACTCAAAAAGAAATCCAAAGTATTACAATGATGAAAGTGCAGTAAATAAATTTTTGGGTTTCAGTACATCTTCTAATGATGATAAATCTATAACTACACCTAAAGCAAAATGGGAAAGTGATTTTAAACTTTGGACTATTGGTTCAAGTTATTGTCATTCAAGAAATTATATGGTTGATGAGAATACTATGAATTTCTTTAAGATGTATGTTTCTAGTGCTGACAATGTAATCAAAGAGCACCAACAGATGTATAGTTATGTTGAGGGCAAAATGAAAACTTTAAGATTAGGTTTAAAATCTTACAGAACATTTGACCAAGCAAAAGCACTTGCAGATAAAATCGGAGTTGTTTTAAATGAAACAATGATGAATGAAAGTTCAAGTCTTGCACTTTCTATTTATAGCCCAGAAAATTTGGCTAGTCTTTTGGAAGATAAAGAGGTCTTAACAAGAGAACAGAAAATTGCGTTTGCTAGAAAACAAATGCAACAATCTGTAAATTAAGCATTGACAATTATGGGACTATCCTATAAGATAGTCCCATAACAGAAAGAGAGAAATAAATATGACTAAAACATTTTACATAACTTATTGGGCTTCTAAACATAAGAAGCACATAACAAGGCAAGGCAAACATGACGACAAAAGCAGATATGGTGTAGCTAAAAATGGAACACCTTATTACGTTTATTATGATTTAGACGCACATGGATATAGAACTGCGACTACAAGTTGGAAAGTGAGGCACTAATGAATAGTTCAACACAATTTGATTGGGACGAAATTAAAAGAGCATGGGATAATTGTTATGGCGAAAACTTGGAAACTTTTTACTATGGTTTTTATTTGGAGTTAGAAAAGATTGCAAAGAAGAAAGAGTTCAAAGATAGATTGGGGGTGGGCAATGAGTGATTATAACTGGTGTCATGGTCCAAAGTGCCATACAAATAGAACACAAGATAGGATAAGAGGTGTCAAAGGCTCAAAGGTTTTGAGGACTAGAAAGATAAAACAAACAACATGGAACGAAAGAACAGTTTGGTCCCACTTTTGTAGTCAAGGTTGTTATACTGATTTCATGCATGAACATTGGAACGAGTTCATCGGATTACATCCAAGGACCGAGCCTCTTGAAACACCGATAACAGACCCAAAGAAAACAACACACACGAGCGAAAATAGTTGGGGTAATCATAGTTGGACAACTACAGACTTTGAAATAATAGGGGTTGACAATGCTTAACTTATCCTATATTATCCAAGATATGACAGAAAGAAATATAAAAAGAACGAACCCTTTTTCTGGTGAGTCTGAGATGTTAACTGAGCAAGAAGCAAAGTTATATGACCAGATAAAACTAGATGAGCAACTAGAGAATTATACTCTAGTACAAAAAGGTTTATCTATGTTTAGTAGATTGAATGCTAAAGCATACATGACATTACTAGACTAACTCTCTTACCCCTGGCCCTAACGGGCCAGGGGTCCCGAACCAATCCCAAACATCACTAATCGCTTCGACCCTATCCCCCCTTTTATGTAAAAGGGGTCCCACTACTCTAGGTTGTATTGCTTGATTTACAGAGTTTTAGCTGGTAAAAACATGTTGAACATCCTAAATGTGATGCAAAAAATTTTTTAAAAAATTTTTATGGAATTGAATAATATAGATATAAGTAAACTACCTGCAGACGTACGTAGAAGATTTAAACAGCTGCAAGTCATGCACGCTGAAAAAAAGATACAGAACAAAGCCAAAGATGACTTTCTTTCTTTTGTCAAATGTATGTGGCCCGATTTTATTGAAGGCTCCCACCATAGACACATAGCAGATAAATTTAATAAACTTGCAACAGGAGAGATTACAAGACTAATCGTGAACATGCCACCAAGGCACACGAAGTCAGAGTTTGCATCTTATCTTCTACCAGCATGGATGGTGGGCCGTGAGCCGAGGTTAAAGATCATTCAAGCAACGCACACGGGTGAACTTGCTGTAAGGTTTGGACGTAAAGCAAAGAACCTAATTGACAGTGAAGATTATTCTAAGATTTTTAAAACAACTCTACAAGAAGATAGTAAGGCAGCCGGACGTTGGGAGACTGCCCAAGGTGGTGAATACTTCGCCGCCGGTGTTGGTGGTGCGATCACAGGTCGTGGTGCTGATTTATTAATTATCGATGACCCACATTCAGAGCAAGATGCACTAAGCCCTACTGCTCTTGAATCAGCGTACGACTGGTACACGTCAGGTCCTCGACAACGTTTACAACCAGGTGGTAAAATTATTTTAGTAATGACTAGATGGTCTAACAAAGATTTGACAGGAAAACTTATACAGAATCAAAAAGAAGCGAAAGCTGATCAGTGGCACGTGGTCGAGTTTCCGGCAATCATGGACCACGGATCAAAGAAAGCAAAGCCTGTATGGCCAGAGTATTGGAAGTTAGATGAGTTAGAAAAGGTTCAAGCAACACTGCCCACGGGCAAATGGAATGCACAGTGGATGCAGAATCCAACAGCAGAAGAAGGGGCTATATTAAAACGTGAGTGGTGGCGAACTTACAAAGGAGAGAACATTCCACAATTAGATCATGTTATACAATCTTATGACACCGCATTTTTGAAAAAGGAGACAGCTGATTACAGTGCAATCACCACTTGGGGAGTATTTTTTCCAAGTGAGGATGAAGGAGCTAATCTTATATTGCTTGATGCAATCAAAGGCAGGTACGAGTTTCCAGAACTAAGAAGACTTGCATTAGAGCAATATAAGTATTGGATGCCTGAAACAGTTATAATCGAGGCGAAAGCATCTGGCCTACCCTTAACTTACGAGC